ACAGCGTTAGGGACAGCGTTAAGGACAGCGTTAGGGACAGCGTTGGGGCCAGCGTTGGGGCCAGCGTTTGGGCCAGCGTTAGGGACAGCGTTAAGGACAGCGTTAGGGACAGCGTTGGGGCCAGCGTTAGGGACAGCGTTAGGGACAGCGTTGGGGCCAGCGTTGGGGCCAGCGTTGGGGCCAGCGTTGGGGCCAGCGTTTGGGATTACGAATATCCGCTATGGACATCCTCGGATTCTGGATGGATTGCTTTTTATGACTATTTTATGAGAATAGGATTAAAACATGAATTATTTGAAAAATACAGAGATTGGATTAAGTCTGGCCATTGGGAAGTTTTACTGTTTAAAGACTTGGCTGTCATTGTTTGTAGGCCATCTAAAATAAAAAAGAACGAACGTGGAAGATTACATTGTTCGGCTGGCCCCGCCGTCGAATGGCCGTCCGGTGAAAAATACTGGTTTTGGAATGGCACTAGAGTTAGCGAAAAAATAATCATGCGGCCGAATGAATTAACCAAAGAAGAAATCATTGGCGATAAAAATTCGGAAATTTCAAGGGCAATAGCTGAAAAGCTCGGTTGGGACGAATATATGAAACGGATCGAGACTGTGTTAATAGACAAATGGTTCGACACTTCTACTTGCTGTCATTATGAGCTATATGATTTCAAAGATCGCAGATTTTCATTGATGCCACGTCTATTAAAAATGGAATCGCCAGAGCTTAAAGATGGGACAAGGCCATATTACATTGAACCCGTCCATCCTGACCTTAAATCATGCAGGGCAGCCAGGAAATGGCAATTTAGCAAGGAAGATTTAAGTTGGCCGAGTGTTGAAGAATGTAATGCAAACCAAGAATTAGTATTTGAAAAGGAATATTAATATGGAACAGGGCGTAATGGGTAATATGTGGATTATTTATACCCTCATTATTGTCATGATTTGTGCAGTTTTATTCTGCGCAATTTGGGCGTATAAGGAAGATTTCAAGAATTGCTGGAAGGAATTAAAGGGATGGTTTAGGAAGGAGTGAACAATGGTTTACAGCCATCCTCGATTTAAAGGAGGATTCAAATGAAAAGAATAATAATTGATCCACCAGAAAAAGGTAATCACCAGATTTACATAGAAAGTTTTTCTACATCCTGTGACTTTAAATATAAAAAATATCGTGGCTGGCAACCAGAAACGAACAGAGTTATAAAAATAACAATCGAATATTTACCAAGAAAACATAAGTTGTCGAAAAAGTGCTGGTGTAAACCGAGAGTTTTAAAACCATAAAGCCGGATGCTAGGGTAGGTCAAGTAACATCCAATAGTTCGACCTGATGTAAACCGCTAAGGATTGGACATCCGGCCCAATTTAGGATAGCGAGGAGGGGAAATGAAAATAACAGTTGAATGGCTGGAAAAAGAAAAAGCGTGTAAATCGGGTATTGACTGGTTCAAAGAGAAAAAGAAAACCGACTTGGTTGATGTTATTAATTTGCTCATGAAAGAGGATCATTTTGGTTGGGCGAATTGGACGATTGTTCGATTTATGGATCATCCCCAGAAAATCCAGTATGCCATCTTTGCGGCGGAGTCAGTTATTAAAATTTTCGAGAAAAAGTATCCCAATGACGATAGGCCAAGAAAAGCAATCGAAGCGGCGAAAGAATATTTAAAAAACCCGTCTACTGAAAATAAAAAGGCCGCCGCCTATGCCGCCGCCTATGCCGCCTATGCCGCCGCCTATGCCGCCGCCGATGCCGCCGATGCCGCCGCCTATGCCGCCGCCGATGCCGCCGCCTATGCCGCCGCCGATGCCGCCTATGCCGCCTATGCCGCCGCCTATGCCGCCTATGCCAAAAAGAAACTTCAAAAGAAGATTATTAAAAATGGGTTGAAGATTTTGGAGGGGAAATGACCGAAAAAATGACGATTGAAAAGGCGGTGGAAATTGTTGAAATTGCTATTGGTTGTGACGGTAAATTATCCATAAATGAAGATCGGAAAGAACTAAGAGCCAGGGGATTCATCGAAGGCTTTGAATCCAGGCAGGGGGAGATTGAGGAGTTGAAAAAGAAGGTGGAGAAGTTAAGACAGGCTTTAGAAGATATAATCAGATATTCTGATAAACCGTTTAAAGGTGACAAATGGGATAAGGAAAGGAAGTTAATAGCAAAAGAAATTCTGAAAGAAACGGAAGGAAAATGAAAAAGTTAGTTTTCATTATTTGCTTTTTCTTGCCAATAAACATTCTCGGTTTAAATAGAGATACACTTGCTCCACACCCGTTGTATTTTACGATTGATGGTAGCCCAAAAAAGGAATATGTGGAAATTGCGGGACAGAAATACGTTGTGAATTGGGACGGGCATTCTCTTACTCTTGAGCATATTAACCCGTTATTCGGGTACTTCTGGTTATTTGGGGAACCACCAAACGAAGGCCCGCCAAATTTAACTGCCTTGATATTTGGTGATGACGATGATGATCGGTCAATGAAAATACGGGAAATGAATGCTTGGTTTGAATCTGTTATTGACCTTTACGCTACTACCCATTTTATACGTCCACTTCCAAGGAACGATCCCAATACTTCTACTTATTGGCTCCTTTGGTTCTGGAATCAAAATTTTAAAGATGAGGAAGAATGAGGGCATATAGTTTACTGTAAACTATAAACTATAAACATGAAAAGAAAAATGGAGGACAAATGAATTTAAGCTGGGCCAGACAAACCGACATCATAGCTTCTCCTGAGGGAAGCCATAACAAGAGGAGATGGAAAACTCAAGGCCCAGCGCAATTTAAGCCGGATGCTACTCCCTATATGGGGGTACTGTCTTTAAATAAAAAGAGTCAGACCATCCGGCCCGATTAAAGGGAAATTGAAATGAAAAGAAAAAGAGGTGGACAAACAGCATTAGTAGAGAGCATAGATAAGATTTGGTGGAAATCTATTATCGTCCCGTCAGATGATATCATTAAGATATTAGACGGAAAGAAACAGGCGTTTATATTTCGGGAACGATATGGAAAGGCTTGGCCCAAACGTCGATTCTGGAATGGAAATTTTGTTTTTGTCAGGGAGTTGTGGCATCCAGATTTCTTCCACGAAGGCGGTTTCATTTATGAGGCAGACAAGAAATATAAATGGGTTAATTGGAATCCGCCACAACAGATGCCAAGAGAAGCAGGAAGAATTTATTTACAGATAGTAAAAATAAATAGATGCAGAATTAAGGATTTGAGTTTGAAGCAAATAAAATTGGATGGGTGTAATTCCCGCTCTGATTTTGTTTCCAGATGGAACGAAAGATATTGGAGGCACAATGACTCACACGAAGCAAATCCAATGGTTTCTATTTACGAGTTCAGGAAGATACATATAAAACGATATGGAGGTGGCAATGTAATCAAGTCCTGGGAACAAATTAATGCCAAGCAAGCCAAATAAACAATATCCGAGCTGGCTCTGTTTCTGTCCTAATTGCGAGAAGCCGACAGTAAACAGACGGAACAAATGTAGGATTTGTAAAACGCAATATTCGGATTCGGCGCACGACGAAACATTTGAATTGCAACAATTTGATATTCCGCTACCAATGGTTAAAGAAGTTTTAATGTCTCATATTAATAAGGATCGCAGAGATGAAATTGAGAAAAGAGAAAAAAATAACAGAGAATGAAATAAACCTTGATCCGAATGGGGTGTACGAAATAGGCGGTTTCGGCGTACTTATAGAAGAACATCCGCATAAACGCCACATTGTAAAACATTGCACGACGGGTGAACTCTTAGATAAAAGACAAGCGTATGCGGTAGGCCAGCATAAAGGGAATTATTTCTATCTTAAAATAGGAGAGACAATAAATGCAAATGACCTAGAACAATTAATACCATCGAGATTCGATGAGTTAAAAGGAGATTAATATGAGAAAAAAAAGAACGGTACTTGGGAACCGACTGATACATAAGTATATGACAATCGACCAATACTTCGAGACGCCAACGGGGAAAGAACTATGGGAATATCTTCGCTCCACAAATCCAATGGTTATGATATTTATGACCAGGGGAGGATATGTGGTTGACGTTGAATTCAAGAAGTTTGTCGATAGAAGAAACGGGGATGAACTTCCGATAGAAAAGATAAAAGAAGAAAAGCCAGTCATTGTGGACGCAGATGCAAATGAATTTGAGAACACAAAAATTCCATATCGTGAAACTATATTTAAACGCCCGCCCGATCCGATTGAATCCATTGATGAGAAACAGGAACCAGAGGATGAAGATGACGACGAGATTGAATTGCAACCTGGGATGGACGTTAAATACAAGGATGGAAAAGTTACCTTTATCGGGACGGTTATATCTATTAACGAGCAGAAAAAGGAAATTCAGGTTGAAGAAAACGGAAAAATAAATACCATACAGTTTGACCAATTAATATCTATTGTATGATAACTGAAGTATATACTCATCAGGTTCCATGTATCCGTTCCATCTCATTTAGGAACATCAAGAATAATCGTGTTGGGAAAGGACAGATAAAAACATCGGATTATTTTGGGAATAAAATGAACCTGGAATTTGAGTTCCATCTGTATGATTTTAAGGACGGGCATCTAATATTAAGATGGGATGGGCATGAGCAAATTGTTAAGGTCTTATACTATCAAACATATAATCTCAGGGTATTTGCTTGCCCTCTTGGATGCGGAAGGTACACAACAGAACTTTACTTCTTTAATAAGTCTGAATGGGGATGCTGTAAATGCCTCGGACTAAAGAGGGAACGTTCATTCCTTCGGGCAAGGAACTTGGCAAGGAATCCAGAGAAGCTATTTAGATTTCTTAATAATGCAAAGAGGAATGTGAAGAAGTCGGTTGGAATCGCAGCTTATTACATCATGCAGGAATTATTCTTTAAAGCACTCAAACGAAAAAAAAGAACACTCAAGAACATTAAAATTAATTAGATTTGCCCTCTTTCTCTTTTCGGCTTTTATATCCAGGCCGATTGAAATATTTCTCTATGATTGCGTCTTTTCCGGCAGGAAGCGATTCGTTATTCGTTATGGAAAGGTTTAATTCTTCCTTAACGATTCTATCCCCGCATGATTCAACCTTCCCTTTCCATGCGTTCTCTAACCATTCAATAGCGTCAAAAACATCATTCTCGACAATTTTAATATCGTTGTCTGGAATATCAAATGCAACCTGTTTTGCATATAGTACAGAAGGCAAAAAGAAAAAGATAAAAAATAGTTTCCTCATAAAATCTCCTTAATTAATTAAACTTCCGGAAAAGGAAGTCAATAAAGTCGTTCCGTTTCCATCAACATCCACATCCTTTGTTCCAGTACCATATGGTAAGCCGGAAACAACAACCTGAATATAAGCGGTATCGCTTGCATCCATATCGGTTAACCACGAACCAGAAATACCTTCTCTCGTACTGGATGTCCCTATTGAATGCCAGTAATAATAAGTCCTGTTCGATGTCACTAAATAAAGAGAAATGTATCCCCCATCGTGAGAAGAATCCATGTTTACTCTCACCTGTGCGTTAAATTGGTATTTCCCCGTTACGGGTGCCGTAAATGTATCGCTTGCAAAATTACCGCCAGTATCAAAAACTTCCGTATCAAAATCTACCGTAACAAGGGTAGCGTCTCCGGTCACGTTTGCATCTGTGGCAGAATTAAAAGCCAAGAAACAAGGCTGGGTCGGTTTTGTTATACCAGATGCGTTGAAGTTCATTCTGGAAGTACCCGCCGTTACCACCGCCACATTTCCGTCAGAAGGCAAATAAATACCGGAGTCGTCATCATCTATAAAACTAATTCCTGGGCCAGCAAGAACACCACTCGAAACTAAAATTCTTGCACTTGTAATTCTAAGAGACAATAAACCGTTTGCTGAAAAACCAATGTTATCAGCTGCAATTTGATAAATTCCGGTATTCGTATCGCCATCAAACGAAATGGACGGAGCAGAAACAGAACCAGCGGGAAAATAAATTGCTCCCGTCAGCGTCCCGCCAGACAACGGAAGATATGTTTTAATTTCATCCCTCAAATCCAGATCGTTCTGCCATATCTCAGATTGCGTCTTGGGAAGCGGGAACCTGGGGTCTGCAAATAAAAGTAGCGGAGAAAATAATAATAAATATAGGAACTTCTTCATTTTGATAGCATTCCAGACAATGATTTCATATTGGAGATGACACGCTCAAACTTTAATCTCATTTCATTAAACTTTTCCATCAGCTCATTCTGATAGTTTGCCATTGCTTTCTTCATCCCCTTCTCAAACACATCCACCTTCCTATCAGTATCCTGGGCTGTCTGAATCATTGTGTTCATTCTAAATTCAATTTCTGTATTAACCCTATCATTAACCTGCTGATTCATAATCTTGATTTTGTCATCAATCTTTTTAAGGAAATCATTTTGATTTAATATCAGCCTATTAATTTCATTCTGTACGAATTTCTCCAGCTCTTTCTTTACTCCAACAAGCTCATTGTTTGAAAACACTATGAGTTCCTCCTTAAGTTTATTCACTTCTTTAACAAGATTATCATAAGCACCGGAGTGCCCTTTATTTATTTCTAAAATCTTATTGTTCAATTCCTCCCACTTCTTCTTTCTGCCGTCTATTTCATTGTCAATAGCACCCCATATATCAGTTATATTGTTCTTTACAAACTCTATCCCGAATACCAAGTCGTTGTAATTCTCAAAATTGGATACCTCTGATTCAACACGCTTGAGTATTGCGTCGCACCTTAGATTTAATTTTTCTACTTCGTCCCGCACCGATCCGAATAATTCAGATTTGTAATCATTCAATATCTCAACCCCGTCTCGCCGTAGCTGTTCGGAAATAACATTCGCAGATTCAATCGCAATATCATATTGCTTCTTTATTTCAAGATTAATAAGAGAGAATTGGTTAAATCTATTTTTCAAATCTTCGTTTATAAAAGCAATTTCTTTAGAGAACTTGGTGTCAAGGCTATCAAGTGCGTTAATCTGTTTCTTAATCAGCTCATCTTGACCTGTATTAATCTTCTTCTCCATCTCCTTTAATTCTATGAGCTTCCCATCAACCATCCGGCCAATATCTTCTACCTTTGTGGCGATAAAGTTCTTCAAATCAGCAAGGCTTGTCTCATGCCTGAGTATTAAAATATTATTGTTATCGTCGGAAATTGCGTTCAGAACCCTTTTTAAATCTATAAAGTTTGCCTTGTTATCGTCTGCCAACTGAGCCTTATATTTCCCGTATGCTTCGACAACCTTTTCATAATAGGCCATCAACCCTTCCCGAACCTTATCTACATTCGCATATATCTCTTTGGCGAGATTATTGGTTTGTTCCCATGTGTTATCTATCCGCTTCCATAAGTCTTGCTTTAATATATCTCGTTCTTGTGGAATTTGGCTCATTTTGTACCCTCTTTTTCGTTTATGCCTAAAATTCTATTCAATTTTTCTGGATATTTATCCATAAGTTTCATCTTGTAATCTTCACTTAATGATTGATTTCTCATCTTCGCCCTCATATCTCTTTGTAAATCCATAATTTGACCCCTCTTTTTTGATATTTCGAGAGATTTCATAAGGGTCGGGTCTGCTGGAATTAATTTTATTCCAAGTATTGTATCTGCCAATACAACTGGAAGCCCTCTAACCCTTCCAAAATAATCCGGTCTTTTTTGTATTGCTTTAACTATTTTGCTGAAAGAATATCCACCTTTAATCAGAGAATCTTCTTCTATCCCGCCAGGCGTTAGACTTGGGAGAATTGTTCTGGCAATATGGTCTATTGATTTTTGTACTTTTTCTGACGGAAAATCATAATCATTATAAATTGGTCTACCTGAAAAAGTATTTTTATTAAACCCAAGTTCAATTATTGATTTAATCGGTCCAGAAGGAGGAGCAACCGGAGGGAGTTTTGCCCCTGCTAATTCAATCCCTCCAACTTCTCCTATGTCTCCCCATGGCAAAATATACGATAAGTCAAGAGTCATAACACTTCCTTCTTTATCTCTAAATGGAAGAATTAAAACCTGTCCCCTTGAATTTTTCTTTATTGTTTGAATTTCGTCATCTGATAGATTGAGCGACTTTTGTGCCCTGTTCTCAATAGAATCGAATAGAAGTTTATATTTATAAAGTTTCAACGGATTAGTAACTGCGGTCTCAGCAATTCTAGGCAATGCTTTTGATGTAAATGTTATAAATGGAGAACCTAGTGGACTTTGCCTAACCTTATCAATAAATGGCGAAACCTTTTCATAGTTAAAAAGCCACTTCTCTGCATCGGCAGCAGCAGCTTTAACATCCATTCCGAGTTCTCTATTGCGAATATATTTCATCATTTTATAAAGCTGTTCTTCTCCCTGATATACTTTACCGAGAAATTCAGATGCTCCACGAACATTGTTTCTGAATTTCATCATCGCATCCCCAACTCTCCCAGATATCTTAGATATTCTTTCTATTAACGGCCCCTTTTCTCCTGCAAAAGATTTCATCAGATTCTTTATTTCTCCCCCAACAAACTCAACCCCTATAACCCCCTCATCCTTTAATTCGTTATATAATTTACCTTTCTTAAATATTTCTTTTAATGCTTTTGGCATCAATCTGATTTGCTGCAAATGGTTCAATCCGCCCATATCAGCAAGTATTGAGTTAGACAGCATATTCCTGAAATGTGTTGCTGGGTTCAATACGACTTTGCCGTATTTCCATTTGCTTATTAATGGATTCCATATCTTTTCAAAATTTGTTCTGGGCCGTATAATTTGATTTATGTCATCTGCTATATAAGGATGAACATATTTTCCACTAAGCGAACCAAGTGATTTAACTTCGGGCAATTTTGTGAATCCCAATTTGGCTGCAATTTCAGCAGACGGAGTTGACCATTCCGGATTAATAGAAACATTCTTAAATAGTCTCTGTGTTTCAACTGCATGGCGTAATTGTGACAATCCTTTTACAGTGGGATATCCAGCTTCTATTATCTCACCCATAGCTTCTCTTACGTTTTCTGGTATATCTCCTCTCTTCTTGAATCGTGATAAATCTACTCTTATTGGTTTCTTCGGAAATATAATACCACCCAATTTTTCTGTCGGTTCTTTTGATGAATAGAATCTTGGTAGGTATGTCTTAAGATTTGCTTCATAAACATCTTTTGGCAGCAATCCTAAATCAACCGCATCTTTACCAAGCGTAACAAATTCATCCCTGGCTTCTTGTGCTACTTTTAATAAATCATCTGATAATCCAGAAGCACCTATTTCTCCCTTAAGATATTGTGCAGCTAATACTCTTTCTGGCTCATTCAATTTAAACATTCCCTTTCCAATAGATGAAACCTTTTGCATACCTTGCTTAATATTACGGATCATCCCTTCTGCTAATTTAACGTATTCTTCTGGTTGCTTGAATCTATAAAACATAAATTTCTTTACTTGGTCTGGAACTAATGCTCCTATTTTCTTTATCCCTTCTTTAGCTACTGGACTTTCTGCCAGCATAGGAGCATATTTGCCAAGACCAAATAATGCCAATGCTTCTGGTGTAGCATATCCACTTCCGACATCAGCCAATATCTCTGCCAATGCTTTTGGGGAACCAAGCGCAAAATTTACAACAACAGACTTTGATTCCGGATCTGGAAGTTTATCTATTAGATCTTGTGCTATTTTCCTTAATGCCTGAGAAGGCAATCTAGTAGTTTTCCATAGCCCCATATAATCCACTTTCTTAGTCGGATCTAAATCTCTAACCGTAGATGTCCTTTGATCTATTTCAAACGTTGGAAGTGGTTCCTGCATTGGTTCTTCTGGCTTTATATTTTCTTCTATTTGATTGCTTGCTTCTGCTTGTAAATCAGACAAATCAATAGATGAACCCTTATTTTCGGTAGGTATAATATTAGTAACTAATCCCTTGCCTTTTTCTATAAGGTCAGATAAATCGAATTTCTTATTTTGTTCTTCTGGTTTATTCTGTTGTTGAATAGAATCAACAGTCAAATCAGAGAGATCTATTTTACTGTTTTGATTCGCCATGTCTTAATATTTTTAAGTTTGGATCTCTTTTTTTTGCTTCTTCTAATTTAGTCTCTGGTATAGTAAATTCATTCCCATCAGATGTTTTAACTGTAACTATTCTTTTCTCGACTGGGAGTCGTTGTACTTTTAGCGTGTTTGCGAAATTTAATACCAAGTTCATAATATCTTGTGATTTCATTCCAGACACAGCCAAACTTTTTGATAGTATTTCTAAGGACGTTTTTATATCGGGATCTCTTAATTCATCTTGTATGTAGTCTTTTTTTCTATTGTTCTCTGGAGTGTTGGCATCTAAATCTCCGGAAATATATTCCTGCATATACTTTGCTTTCAATTTATCAGTCCCTAATGCTGCTCCTCCAGTTTTTGAGGACACTTCTGCTGTCTTTTTAATTTCAGCCTCACGTCCAAAACGCTTAAATAATTCCTCACGCCCACCAGGAAATCCTAGTTGCAATTTTATTTCTCCCTGTTCTTTTGGTGTAAGTTTTGCAAACTCAGGTGATTTTAAATAATCATCAATAGCGGTGCCCTCTTTAATTGCTTGTCCAGTTTCACTCACTATTTTCATTATAGATGGAACATCTCCTTTATATTTTCCAGATAATTCCATTAGTCTAAAAAATTCAGGTGAACCTTCTGGAGCATTAAGCTGATTAATAATAAAATTCTTCCTCACATCTTCCGGTATAATCATTTTATCTTGATCTGCTATTTTCTTTTCAAGTTGTTTTGTTAAATAAAAATTACCAACCTTAGAAATAGCATCTACGCCAGCTTGTATAGGAGCAAGTTTCGCAACAGCAGCCTGCGCTTTTGCTTCCCCTTCCTTCTCCTTAGACCTTGCTATCCCTTCATAGAACGGTGCTAAATTTACATCTCTTGGTTGAAAAACGGCCATAAGTTCCTCCTTAAATATTTATCAAATTAGATGGTGACGATATTTGTCCATTGGAATATATTGTGGCAACGCTTACAACGCCTCCGGCATACTTGACCTTATCACCAATCTGTTCTTCTAAATCTGCTTTATGATATATCCCCCTGGTTAATATCTCGCCAGCAAGTCCAGGTGTTATTTTCCCCTCATGCTTCTTAGCCAACTCCTCCATATACTCAGTCGATTTCTTGAATACTTCATTCTTCTCAATATCATCTTCGCCGTAATACAATCCAGAGAATTTAATATCATCTCCACTTAGTATGAATTGAGGTTTGAAATCGAGGAAGCTATTAATCTGTGCCAATACAGGTGCCCCGTTATGGACGCCAAGTATAAACACGCATATCTTCGCTGGCTTCTCCTTATCGTCAGTAACCAATCCATTGAATGTGTCTTGGACAGTCTGATTGATTTCCCTAAAATATTCAGATAGATAAACCACAAGACAATCAAATGGCATCTTGAATTTCTCTATATCAATATTTGTAAAGAATAGTTGCGAGCCGATATATGTCATTAAATGCCTATTCCCTATCTTCATCAGCTTTGGATTATCAAATGAGATGGTTTTATTGTTTGGGTTCCATAGGGCAGAATCTGATGCGATTAGTCCGTAATCTTTTGTAATACATCCGCTTATCATACACATAGCTTTAATGTCACCGAATCCTTCTCCCACTTGCCAGGCAGGAATCTTTTGAACGCCTTCCAGTTTCTTCTTGTATTGAACATGATGTTCTCAATACCGTCTTTCTTCCCTTCGTTAATTGCGAATGAAATAAACTCTTTAACTTGTTCTGCTCCATAAACCCAATCATCTATTGATATGAAATGAACATAGGCTGTTTTTAATATATTATGTATCTTGAATACATGGACCGAACAAAGACCAAGTAGGCATCCATCGTGAACCATCCCAAATACATATCCATCTTTTAGGTTAGCTAACATCTCGTTATATATTTGGAACACATCTCCTTCATACTCATTTGCTTTATTTATAAATGATTGAATTAAATTAATACAATCAGTTATCTGGTCAGCTTCAATCTTATATAGTCTTTTGTATTCCATTAGAATCGTGCGACGGCCGCTGCTGTTCCGCCAGCCGCAGCACCACCTATGAGACTTCCCCATATCCCTGATTTCGCAGCCGTACTGGCAGCGTGTTCCTGTTTATCGGCAGCAGACATGGCTGCCCCTATTTGCATACCGCCAAGTTTCTCTTGAAGGAATCTATTCTTTTCAGCATCATCCATATATCTGAGCGATGCTATTTCGTCGCTTGTTAATCCGCCTAGTGAAATAAGTCTATTCAGATTCAGTTGTGCTTCGCTGGTTGCTACCCCAGTTTGCCTCTCAATATCAGATTGAATTAATGGCAACGCAGCCTCGGTTGTAGCTCTCCCGATATTAAATAATTCGGTAGATGAGCCCTCCATTCCACGCCTAACGGCTCCTGCCCTTACAGCAGATTCCGCACGTTTCTGTAATATATCAATCATAGATTGGGTAATTGGACTTATAGAAGTAGGTTGCTTAATTTGGATAGGTGCGTTAAGCAATCCCTGAATGTCCTCAAATGTCGGGGTCTTGTTAGATGCTTTTGTTCCATTCTCAAGTGTGTCCATAGTCGTTGAAATAGCCATATTATTTGGGCTCCTTTGGTGTTAGATCGGTAATAAAGCCATCTAATATGAGCCTATTACCTGTTCCAGATTTCTTTAAAATATATTGTAGCTCCCTGCCCTGTATCACATTAGATGCAGGGAATGGAAACTTGGTTAGAAGATTTCCTGTGCCCTCATTCAAGGCTAATGTTCCCATAGAGTATTCGCTCTCACTTCTATCTATATCATAATACATCGAAATGGAACCTGCATAGCCAAGATTTCCGGTGGCATTTAAATACAATTTATTAAATTCCTTTTCCTTATGAGGGATACCCATATCATATGATTTGGTTCTTATCTCTGATGTTATGGGATTCGAGTCATCTGTATTTCCGGTATCAAAAAGATAGATATATCCGTTTCCGCTTGAATCGCCAAAATAATTCTTATCCCTAAATAAAGCATAACTCGATGCATTTATTCTGCTAAACAGTGTCCACGATTTATTTCTTTGATATATGAGAGCAATATCATTATAGATACCAGAAGCTGTTCCGGTTGTAAATGAAAGCCAATATCTCCTATCGTAAACAGTCGATGCTTTTTGCGGAGAACTTCCCTCTGACCATGAAATAGTTAAATCTTCGATATTCGGAGCTTGTGTTGCCATGGTTATCGTAAACGTAGCCCTAATTGCAGCGTATGTATCAGTTGAATTTGATGGTGTTTGTCCAGAAACAATATCTGTCCATCCCGTAGGGCCGAAGTTTAGTGTTGAAGATGATTTGAATTGATACGCTATTGAGCCTCCATTTGTATTATCATTAAAAAATACTGGCCCCCATGAAGTAATATCGGAACCAACAGTAAATGGATACGTAACAAATGACCCTGTAGATTTAATGAAACTAGATGTTTCTATTGAAACACTAGATATCGTTGGGGAATAATATGTATCCGTAGTTGTGCAGGTTGCCGTATATCTAATATATCTTTGAACAGTTGCATTAATATTGCTTCCATTAGTAGAAACAAATATTGATGTCCATGTTCCATTCGTATCAGATGAAGTTTGTATTCCCCATGAAATTGTTGTTGTTCCAAGAACTGTCGTTGTGGTGGCAGATAATGTTGACCAATCCCACAGCCAAACATTTGTTGAGAATCCAACATCCATTTCTTCTGAAACAATATTTCCACTCGGAGCGTAATTGTTTCTGCTCCCAGATAAAGAAAAATTCATTTCTTCTGTTGCACTAACACCATATAATAACCCATACGCATTACATGGTGTTTCTGTATAGTAAGTATAAAACCACCTATCTACTCCGCCAGAACAGAATCCTGGTAAAACAGTAGAACATCCTGATCCCAATAAATAAATATAATAAGTTGAATTAGCAACTAATGTTTGAGTTGTAAAAGATAAAGAATAATCCGTATAAGATGGATAAACTGCGATATCTCCAACAGTTATACTCCCAAGATTAGCTAATTGCGTTCCAACTCCTCCTCCGGCTGCACTACTATATAGATATGCGTATAAATTTGTTATTGCACTTGATGTTCTTGATAACCTAACTGTTAGCCCATGCAATTTGTAAGTGTATGTACTCTTTATTCCTTGATATGCAGCACATCCACATCCAGAACCATCTGGTTCAGTTCCACCTGTGCATGAATATACGGTTCCAGATGTTGCATTTGTACTTAGATAAAGACCGTTTGCGGTATTGGCAGTAAGATTTGTTAATGTACCGCCATTAAAATCGGTTGTAGTAGAATCAACAAAAAATGTTGCTGCTGATGTTGATAAACTTACAGTCCCCTCATAATAATTAACAACCGTTTGTGTAGTTTGTCCGGCAGAGAAATCTGAATAGGATGTTTGTGTTATTGACCTCTCTGAAACAGTATTTTTAACCAAGATATCAGTGAAATTACGGATGGGTTCGGAAATATTTTCTATATTCCATCCCGTCATCTTTTCCATTCCCCTATTAGATAGAAACAATAGGGAACCGTCTAGTTCTTGAACAGTTCTTCCGTCTATACATCCAACTTCATTGGATACTTTCCGCCATTGTAGATCTGTCTGGTCAAATCCTTGCCCGAACCAAATGTCGCTACGTCTGAATACAACCAGATTATCTAAGTATGAACCAACAACACCAGTAATATACTGCCCGTCATTTGCTCCCCCTATTTGCTTGTAGAAAGGATCTGTTTCTAAGTCTCCTGCCGTCCAACTTGTTCCGTCCCCATCTTCTGATATATAGATTGTTGAGCGATTGCTTGCCACATCTGCTATTGCAAGTCGAGTTCTCCATGGCTCTATTAATCTTCCTTTTGGGGCGGATGAAACGGCTCCCGTAGATGTTCCATCGAACCACCACACATCATCTGTCCCGTCTGTACACCAAATCTTGCCAAGGTTCGTTGCGCAATCTGGGACAGTATCAACTGTCTGCGTCGGCCCAAATTGTGTTGGCGCATTGCCTGAAATATTTTTCCAGAATGTACGAGATGAAAAACTTATAATCCATTCATTCCCATCAGAATCAAAATATCTCCATAATCCTGTTACCGGATCGCTTCCACTTCCAAGGGCAGTTGCCGACATTTTCTCATAGCCGTTCCGTTCTTCGGCCATATTATAGGTATCTGTGTAGAAATTTTGGATATAAGATGCAGCATTATCTGGAATAGCATTAGCAGTTGGGAATGAATACATCCCACCAGACAAATCTTTAAATGTGAATTCTTCTGCTAATGCAAAAGAACAGAATAGAAAAGCAAGGATAGGGATAAGTTTCTTCATTTGTGCGTACCGCTAAAGCCAGGGAAATAATTTGGAATCTCACCCTTTTGGCTCACTAGGGAAGCGAGCCTTGTATTATATAAATCTATATAAACCTGTGCCTTATCTGCACGTCCTTCAAGAATATAAATCTGGGCAACAGAACCCCAAACAATCAAATCCGTATATCCACGAAAACGATATCCATCATTAAAGAATCCGTCCGTATCATTCGACATTGTATTTGGAACAGCAATATAATTCATGTCAACTGTTCCGGTAGATGAGGAACTTGCTGGAAATGGGTAGAAATAAATATAGGTTTGATTTGCCGGATCTTGATAATAATCCTGCGGTGTCCCAGTCGCAGTTTGCCAATCAGACCCGCTAAATTCGCCATCAAGTCCGGCCAGTGTCTTTTCTTCTAATTCTTTATCATTTAATGTAACCCTTAAAATTTTATAGGTATCATCAGGAAGTGCATATCCGGTTGTATTTATTTCAAGCTCAAAACTATATGACTTAACTATAAGTTCAGACAAGGTGCATACATCACGATTAACCTGATTCATTATTGCGTTTATTTGCGCATCAGTATAATTTTGCCTACTGGTATTCACATCCTTAATATAGAACCGGATTAAATCCCTCGCTTCGCTAAATACGATTCCATAAGTATCGGCTTTAGCAAATCCGGTAAATAATGTTAATGAAAATACTAACGATAAAAAAAGTTTTCTCATTTTATTCTCCTACTTAATTAAATATTCTTTTCCATTATACTCGCAAACTAGAAACCATCCATCTTTTTTAGCTTGCTCTCCCATCATGTAATTCAACTGCCAAGATGGAGTTACGGCATAAAATGGTTTGCCTACATTATATGGCAATCCCGCTTCTTCAATCAAATTACTTGTAAATTCCGTACAGAACTGACCGCTTGCGTCTGTTATCTTTTTTCTAATCCCAAGGAATTGAAGTCCGAATTGGATGATATTACCGATACCGTAATGACCGCCCATCTCTATTGCTCCGTCAGCATAAGACCTCATATTGTTCCATTTTTGACTATTCATTGCGGTATTCCTGAAAACCCAGCATTTAGTCGTATTGCCTATAAATTTGGTTATCTTTGCGTATGATGGCTTCCAGCCGTTAGATTCAACAATAGCTGGCGGATCTGCCACACAGAACCCATGGGATGCGGAATATTCTCCCTCATGGAATTTCTTCCGATATAAATCCTGCAACCATGCAAAAGGATTCCTTGCGTCAATTATTCCTATATCCCCAGACTTTAAATTTGCAATAAACATTCCCTGATTAACAATTCTCATTATTATCTCCTATAATTTCATTTGTGTTTTTCAAGAAATTTGAGCGTGATTTTATTTCGGATTCATAATTCTTCTTATGTCTTTCTATATTGCATCCCCTACAATATTGTCTTTGCTTTATCATTCCACGCACAACAGTTTGTCCGTTCTTCACAAAATCTGTTCCCCCGCATTTCTTACAAACAAGAGGTTCTTTATGAATTTCCGTATTCCTGAAATCCGCCGAATTCCCTTTTTCGTATCCTTTTATCTGACCGCTCACATCAATATCGACAAAATATCTATCTGGATATATCCATGCAATAGCGAACCCTTTTACTTGCGGTTGATACAATGCCTGTCCTGCATAAAGCGGATAATTCAACAGGGAACCAGTAGAAACATAATAATATTGTTTTAATTGGAGTTTCCCTTGTTTATATTGCCAGGTTTGCTTTGTCGTAGCTGCCAAGATATGCGTATGGCTGGAAGCATAAATATCTCCATTTGGGTAGGCTGCATTCATTTTCTCGCAATTCGCAAATACATTTTTACCCGCATTGTTTCCATGGCAAAATACAACTCGGTATGTTTGGTTTCCGTATGGTATTTCTACAAATCCTTGAAACCCGTAATAATGATGAAGTATCCCTAACCTCGACATCATCTCTTTATCCATTTCAATACCCGCATCATGATAGGCTCGCCATGCGTGATTGCCAGTAACAGCACCGACTATATTCCTTTTTATCGGCTCAAACATTTTTACCGAATAATCCAACTGCTCCTGTGGTGTCATATTTTGCTCGAACATCATCCATGCCTTTCTTGGAACCGCACATTCGTGGTTGTCTGCCAGTAATATGCAGAACCCATCATTCTTTCTAATAAAATCTATATAGGCTTTCGCCATTTCTAAATCAGCAGCCTTATGACCAAAATGAAAACAACCTGCTATTAATAGAGGTTTTGGTTTCGTAATATCACCGCCTAATCCGGCCTATTATATCTCCTGCTTTTTATTAAAGTTTTAATATCGTTCCTCATCTCAGTAATCATCTCAGGCATATTTTCAAGCCTGGTTATTCTCGTCCTAAATTCATCATGTTCAATTTTATTTTCATCAAGACCCTTTGAATTTAAGTCAACTTTAACCTGAACCACAGCAAAGGCGGTTGCTACTAATAGTAAACTGATAATAACAGGCCATAGTTTAAGTAATCTCCAATATCCATTGTCATCAAATCGTCTGTTCATTTTTATCACCTTTTATATAGGAATCAGGTTTATATTTAACTTCTTTAAAATCATGATAAGGAGTTTCCTGATCATCTTCAAATTCAAGGTCAACAAATTCATTTGTATCTTTTATCCTGGCACCAAGATGAAGATGGGGGCCGGTAGATTTTCCAGTGTTTCCAGTTAATCCAATAATAGAAGTCTCTGGACACCACTCTCCATCATGCTTATGTATTTCACTTAAATGGGCATATACAACGAGCAACTTATATTTACCGATAGAACATTCCTGCCATATTCTCTGTCCATATCCCTGCTCATGATTATCACGATTTTCCCATCCAGAAATCATAACGCTTCCATCAAGAACAGCTCGAATCGGCGTCCCTACTGGAACCGAGAAATCAATCCCGTTGTGCATCTTTTTCTTGCCTGACTTCGGATCTATTCTTTCTCCAAAAGGACTCGATATCCTAAATTTATGGGCAAACGGATATGCGACCCTTATTTTCATCTGTCTTTATCCTTTCTTACTTCTTCATCTTGTTTATTCAATTCATCAATTATTGCTTGGATCTGGATCAATCTAATATCAATCTTTTGAAGCGCATCGTTTAACTGCTGCTTCCTTTGGATCAATTCTTTTCCCTCTTTTGTCAGCTCCTCAATCCGCTTTGAGTTATCAGCAAAAAGCGGTGTAATTAACATTAATGTTAAGATAACAACTACTAGTTTCTTCATACTATCCCCCTTTTATTTTTATTGTCTCGTTGCGGTAGCGTCATCTGGAACAGGTTTGCTTTCTTGATAAATCATATTCTGCCCACGATTTACTTCCCTAACAATAAATCTCCTGATACATTCCTCAATCCATTCTCTGTTTGTATATATTGGACTACCCTCCCCATCGACTTCATCATTTGGATGAATCTTAAGAAATCCTTCCAGTGCGTATGCAACCTTCGCATCTGGAATAGTGACAGTTAATACCTGATCTGCGGCCAACGAAAATCCGCTAATCAAAGATAAGATTACGGATAGTGTGATAATTCTTTTCATTTTAATTCTCCTTTTTTAAAGTGGGGTTATCGTATTTCCACTATGTAAGAATATTGTGTAATAGAATGTTATCGTAGGGCTCCCTAAACTTGTATTTGCATTACAATTTATCGTTATTTTTCCGGCCCCGTCTGTAATAGTATAATCATCCGTAAGTGTTCCGGCAGAAACAACCTCGGATTCCGCTGCGGGGGAATAGGTTTCCTCGATATCGCTCGTAACTGTTCCAGCCTTATTTATTGCATTAAATTCCAAACTTCCACTATGGGATTGTAGTTCTCCAGATCCAGTGACATAAATAGAATATAAGATTGTACCGCCAAGAAATTCGCCAGAACCAATAGTAATATCAACAAATCCAATAGCCGATTCATCTGTTAATTCTTTTGATCCTGAATATTGTTTCATTATTGAATTTTGGATTATTACGCTCGATATAGAAATTGATCCATTCGAATTTATATTTCCGTCGCTATCAACATTAAATTGAGTAACATCATCAGAATCAAAAATGTGGAAGATAGATGCTCCTGCATTATCATTTAATTTCATTACAATATCTGGAGTTCCAGATGTTGCAACAGCGCCACTTATGTCCATATATAAATCATCAGCATCATAATAGAATGAGCAATCACCAGTTAAAGCTGATCCCAAAAGAATTCTTGCATCATCTGGAAACTGCATATCGCTTGAAAAATAACTGCTTCCGGTCACAATAAGTGCGTGAGTTGTGGAAGCTACGATGACTTCGTTTCCTGACCCGTTATCTTTAAATAATCCGGCAGAAGTCGTTCTCCCAATATCCCCTAAGAAATCTCCGTTTGTCGCATAAATAGCAGAACCAGCGGAATTTAATCCGACAGTGATTGTTTCGGCATCGTTAAAGAAATAACCTGAGCCGTAGCCGGAATCGCCGAGCTTGAATTTATATCCTGCGATTGGGCCGTCCACTTTCCCGTTTAATTGGATTGTCTCAGCAGTCATCTCCAAATCGTCTGTTGCTGTAACAGCATTGGCAACAATATTAAGAGAATTACCATCGAATAAGACAGTGGCATCTGAGGCTGTCCCTAATTCTATGGCCTCATTATCAATAAATTGGACATCATCACTAAACTTAAAATAGTCCTCATCTTCCATCCATGTTAATAGGCCAGAATTTGTCGTTCCTTTAAAATTCACAACAAGATCGGTATCAGTTCCAGCGTTGAGGCTAAATGTCCCCGCATTAACAGTTAATTGTTGAGCCGAAACAGTAGTAGAAAAATCTCCATAAAGAAGGGCATCTGTTCTTCCTGTTGCTTCATTGGTTCTCGGTTGATTATCTACAAAAAATTTATTTGAGCTGGTCTCGTAATAGCCCGCTTGTCGGCCTAGAAATACGTTGCTACTTCCGTTCCCGCTATAACCGGAATAATAACCAATATAAGTATTATATCCACCAGATGAAGTAGTATATCCTGAGTGAGCCCCCAGCATAGTATTGGCTACTGCCGTTGTTTGTCCGTATGCCGCAAATTTTCCAATTATTGTATTTAGATTTCCTGTGATTCTATATCCTGCCGTTGCTCCAAGCAGAGTATTTCCCGTAGCGGTTGTCATGTCCCTTCCAGTCAAATGTCCTAAAAGAGTATTATAGGTTCCTTCCGTTAAATTGGTTCCAGCGGAAAGTCCAATGACTGTATTCTGAGAACCAGGGGCCACTAAAGCATCTCCCGCCTGATAGCCGAATGCGGTATTTTCATCATCTATTACCATTGAAATCTGCCCATCCACTAACACTAATTTGTTTGTTGAATTTGCCAGATAGTAATAACCAGGATAGGATGCTCCGCCCGTCAAATCTCCGTCGGCAGAATTATCTTCATATGTGGTTGTAACATTATCTGCGATGGTCGCAAGAAGTTTAAAATGATAAAGAGGACTCGAAGCAATCGTTCTATAAATTTTTCTTGAAGTTACTCTATAATCTGAACTAACCGGAATATTCGTTAAGCTAACTTTTGTATGTGCGGCATCAGCAGTAACCGTATTACTAAGATTTCCTCGGCTTGTTTCCCCTAAATCTGTAACGTAAGATACAAAGTATCGGTGATCTCCGGCTGTGACATTACCTCCGGCATCTTCTATTAATGTCGCAGTAAGTGCTGATGGCGCACTAACTAAATCAAAATCCAATCCAGTATCTACTTGGGCATAATTAGTAGAAGTTGTTCCAGCCACATGAAAACTGGTAGACGGAGAGGCTGTTCCGACTCCAACTCTCCCATTTGATGCGTCTATTGAAAGAGTATTGCTATCAAAATTAAGGGCATCGACAGAATCATTCAATGTTACTGCAACGGTCTGATTTGATAAATCAAAAATAGGAGAGTTAAAATCAACGCTTGTATCCGCAGCCACGTCTAAATGCCCATCATCGGCTGAATTAATAGAAATGTCCGTATCTCTGAGGTAAAGATTTTCAGTAGAATTAATTAAAACATCATCATCAAATCTAAAATAATCTTCATCTTCCATCCAATAATAAGTTCCAGAATTGGTTGTTCCAGTAAAATATTGTGAAATGTCAGTATCGGCGGCAGGAGTCCATTTGAAATCTCCATTGGCTCCAACCCTAAAATGTTCTACTGCGCTAGCAGAACCATTTTCTCTTGTTCCAAGAGCTAGATAAGTATCTCTAGAACTATGATTAATAGCATGACCCATCTCAATATTGGCTACTGCTGAAAAAGAAGCTGATTTAGCTAACATCAATATGCTCGCTGAATTTCCTGCTGCGCCAGATGAATCGGCCTGGAATTCCATCGCAACTCCATTGGCCCCCGCTTGGCAACCAATTCCAGTGGTAGATACAGAACTCATCTGTTGCCCATTTACTAGGAATGCGTGCCTTGTTCCACTTATGGTCGTATCCAGATTTGTTCTTGTTCCGTCAAAAGATAGTTTAGAGTCTGGTGTTGCTCCGAGCTGAATCCCTAAATCATCTCCAAATTGAATATCATGATCTAGATTCCAATATCCTTCATCTTCTAACCAAGTGATAATACCATCATTGGATTCCCCGTCGAATGTGAATGTGTAATCAACGCCAGCTACACCTGTTCCCAAAACCGTGTTGTTCCCAATCACGTAATCGCTCTGAACAACTGAGGTTGTATTTCCAACATAAATTGTATTTGTCCCAGCATCAATATAATCGTCTGTTTGACCAGAACCATATAAATCATTGTGGTAGATTCTAGTTCGCAAAGCTCCAGATTGAACCTCAATCCCATATTTCTGATTGTTACCAGAAGTTGCATCTCTGACGATATTTCCCATAATGATATTATCAGCTACGGTTGCTTGATTATCTACTGCGATTCCAGAATAGGTATTGTCAGTGAGACGACTGCTATTCTCTACCTTATTGTTGGCGACGATATTTCTTTGACAAACAGTATTAAGGAATATTCCATCTTTTGCACTTTCACGAACAATATTGTTGGCTACAATGGAATCATAAATATAAAACAAATTGATCCCGTAGTCCCTGGTTGTTGTGCTGATAATGTTGTTTGTAATGGTTAATCGATAGCACGCATCGCTTACGGTCATGGTATTAATTCCATCGACTGTATCTGTTATGATGTTTTTCGTAATGACAGAATCATCCACTCCCCACAATTTAATTCCAATACATGATGCAAGATCTGAACGCCCTAAATGTTCCGCCCAAACTCCGTCAATAATCGAATGTGTTACTTTTTGAAAAACAATGCCATTTTGTGCAGCAGCAGTGGTCGCCTGTGTTGCATTCCCGTCAACTCTTAGATTTGCGATTCTAATTCTGCTGTTTCCATTTGTTGTATCTGAATTTGAAATCATATCTAGGCCGTCAGTGCCAGCCTCTATTGTGATAAAAGTTCCATATCCTGCCCCTTCAAGCGTTGTGCTGCTCGGTACAAGTATAGAACCATCAATCGTATAGGTTCCTTCTAGTAAAAATACCTTTCCTCCGGCTCCTTCCGTTAAGGCATTATTGATTGTGGTTTCATCTGATGTTCCGGTACAGATATAATCAGCTTGTGTTTTACCTCGTGAATCTGATGCTGCTACAATAATGGTTCCGGCTGGATGAAGGTTAATTCCTCCGGCTGTTAATTCTCCGCTAAATGTTCCGCTTGAGAATGTGATAGTGGAACCAGAAATTAGTCCAGGAAAAGTTATAGAACTCCCATTGAATGTAAATCCTTCTGCCGTGAATTCCATATCATCTGTATTGGTTACTGCGTTGGCAATAAGATTCATGGAATTCCCATCGAAGGTAATATTGGCATCATCCGCATTACCAAAATTAATCGCAACTCCATCAATGCCAAAGCTGATATCATTTCCAGAAAAACTTACGGTTCCGCCCGCAGAATCTATTGATTCGGTTAAAATAGAATTGAATGTTCCAGCACCGGTCGTAAGAAAATTTCCAGCAAAACTGGTGAGTGTTCCATCATCGACTCCAAATCCGGTAATGGTTCCATGAGTTGTTGAAAATTTTGTTCCATACACATTTAATGTTGCTGAATTGTTAAGGTCGTAAGTATTTCCGTTCCCTTCATTCGTAACAATAATGCTTCCAGAATAAATATTAACAGTTCCACTATCAGTAGAATTAACTGCGTCGAAATTTGCCGAATCTAAGTTGATAGACAATTCGCACTTGGGATTATAAATATTTAAGGTTGCATTATCACATTGAAATATTCTCGATGTGTCTCCGTCATAAGTTATTGCTCCTCTTATAACAGGGTTAAAAACAAACATTGAATTCGTTGCGGTTACACGAAATGTGCCGAATGTGGCCTGATCTGCAACTGCGAGATCTACGACAAAATTAAACAGATAAACATTGCAACCCGCTCCAGAAATAGTAACGACTCCATCATAGCGGACAAGCATTTCTATATCATGGGCATAGATGTTAATATTATCCTCAGCGACAAGTAGGCAATCATAAGACCCATCGATATACAGATTATGCAAATAACAAGTTGCATTTGCTGTCAACATATCTAAGGCAAAACCATCGACTCCTGTTGCAATAACACTCATATCTGATAATGTTGTTTCGTTAGCAAGATTAATTGTCGCATCCTCATCCTGTGAAATAATGGTTGAATCAATTCCAGAACCCTTCAATGAAACATATGCCTTCATCGTTATTTCTTCATTATAAACACCAGGCGGGACATGAACTAAATATGGCTTTGAGGCAGAAGCGTCCGTGATTGAATTGATTGTTTTTTGAATAGTCGAAGTAGATGAAACCCATATTTCAACTGCGTTAATATTTAATCCCCTAAAATATCCGGTAGAATTAACAGTCAAATTTCCTCCAACTGTTAAATTCCCATCAACTGTACCACTCGAAACGTAGAAAGTGGAACCAACTTGAAGTGTATTTTGATTTAAAATTGAGAGGGGATCGGATTCCGATTCGATGTATGAACCAATGGGCTGATAAGTTGCAATGGCACTTGATAATTGAAGATAAGTTTCTGTCGCTGATGATAATTGTAAATATGTCGCCGTAACAGAACTTATTGTTAAGAGAGTTGTAGAAGAAGTTAAAAGAAAATATGAGGTTGCGCCAATAACGCCACTCTCATAGGTTAATGGTGCAGTAGCAGAAATAGAACTCGTAGCTCTTTCGGTTGTAAAATAAAGATTAGTGCCCTCTGGCAAATCAGAAGTAGTGGCCGATCCGGAAACATCTCCACCTGTTGCTTTAAGTACACCAGAAAGAGAATCGATCTGAATCGTGGATGCGCTTATTCCATAATCTGCGATAATAGTTGAAGTTGCGGGATAAACAGATGATCCTCCGCTTCCAATGGCTAAATCATCCAAAACATCTAATGCTTCCTGAACCGTTGTTTCGCTTGCCGATAGATTACCGTTAAAATTAGTGACATTATTGACAGTTTGTGAGGAATCAACAATCCCAATAAATGCACCATTTTTGGGAGCCAATTTGTCAATAACCAAAACTGTTCCGTCAGCACCCCATAATGAAATCGGGAGAAGAAATAAAAGATAAAGTAATTTTTTCATTGCACCACCACCGTTGTTGATCCAAGGCTATGGTTTGTTGACCGATAGGCATAATAGTTTTCCGTATATCCAGACGCATTTGTAACTGATACTGTTTCTGGCGACTGAAATCCGCCCTCGAATCCTCCGACAGTAAATGTTGCTGTACCAAGTCTACTCGGATAACAATAGAGGATATATTCACCGGCACCCGCATTGACTGTAAAGGTTTTTGCTTTTGAATTTGATAATTCACTTCCTGCTAATCCCTCTATATCTCCTTCAACGTAACCACTAGCGGTCGAAGTTACTCCCCAGTGACGATTATTGTAAAAATAGATAGTTGAATTTTTGGTATCGGAATCAACCCCATCAGTTGAATGGAGTGTCCATGTTTTTGAACCAGGGGAAGCGGGATAAGATGCGACATCTACATTTGCAGTTGGCCCTTCAAACGAACTCGTCATTGTCAAATTGGCCCATCCCGCATGACTAACATAGGAATCGGTTGGGGGGCCGTTGTTATAAGTAGCAGAAAAAATGAGTTGGCCCGCTGTTTTCCATGGATCGTTAGCGGGGCCCATTTCTATTGTTGAAGCTACGTTGTCGGTGAAGGTATTGATTGAAAATGTAAAAGATGTTCCTTGGGCAGCAGCTACCCATTCTGTTCCATTGAAAAGGAGGGCATCATTTTTAGTCCTACCCGAATCGTCTACATCCGTTAATCCATTTAATGTAGTAGCTCCTCCTCCACCACCACCCGATATTCTTGCGCCAAAAGATAACCCAGGGACTAGGAACAATAAAAACAATAATTTCCTAGTCTCTCGAATCATATTCGATGACTCCTGTTACATCAGCAGTGCCGCTTCCTGCCGATGTTTCTAATATGCAATAAATATCATAACGGCCATTGGTTGTGAATCCAGATGGATTTTTTGGCAATAAGAAACGATTTCCCGATGACGCAGTAAATCCAGTAGAAGAAGTAGAGCAGTACATATCATATGTACTGCTCGTATTCTGTATTAAAATCTCCCTGTCCCATTTTCCCGTTGAATTTGAGTCATATACTTGGACAGGTGAGGAGGTATCTACGGTAACAGAAAAACATACCGCATTATCCCCCGTAGTGATAAATGTCGGATCTGCTAAATCTCCGCTTCTACCATAGGGGTAGGCTACGGCAGATATAATTCCCAAGACTATCATTAATATAATTGTTCTCATGGGTCATCTCCATAGCCTACCGTTTTGAATGGTAAATAATATCAATCGACACAGAATAACTTCCTGCTGTTGCCTCTGTGAAAGTAGCAATAATATCTCCGGTGCCAGGATATCCACTTCCCCCATAAACACTTGGTAATGCAACATCTGTTTGAAATGATGTCGAATCACTTGTAACAAGATTGGTTAGGATATAGGGAGTCAATCCGTCAGCATAATATGTTCCGCTTGTGACAATCTTCGTGTATAAGTTTGGATCGTGATAATTTCGATGATCCGTAACCGGAGATGTCATAGAACCACCCTTAAAGAATGGGAACTCATAGAAATAGGATATGCTTCCAGTTGATGCGTCAACCTGATTAACAACTCCTATTTTAACGCTCCCAGTAGATGTGGTAACACCAGAACTCCCCGTTCTATCAACGCTTACATATATATCAGTAATGACAAATCCACCAGTATTTAGATGGTGAAAATTTGTCTGATCTGACAAATCAAGCAATATTACGCTGGCATTCGTATCAACAGTTTCACTTGAATAATGTACGAGATATTCTTCGCCTTGTCCGAAAGGACTAAACGCAAAACCCAGTGTTGGCATCGCCAATATAAATAAGAATGCAATTATCTTTTTCATTTTTGCCTCCTATGGCACTATTCTTATTTGTACAGCAATACCCTAGTCAATCCCCCAGTAGTAACTCCGGCACTTAAAGCAACTGCCATATCAGCACCAGTCGTAGGCGTTGTGTCTGCTGCTAAATATCCAATGGCAGCATTTGATGGAACAAGAGTATTTCCAACGGCGACAGTTCCGGTTGTGCGAGCCAATACATATCCATTAATGTACATTCCAACAACAGAACCAGTTGATGCAGCAGCAGCAGCAATACCAATAGCCGATGTCAAATCCTGTGTTGCTGGTTGAACACAAACAGTAATCCCTGATCCGCTAACAACAGTTGAAGTAGCAGCAAGGACAGAACCTTCTAGTGCATCAGATGAACCGCCAAGATAAGCATACACAAGTGTCCCATATGAATTACCAGATGTAGTGGTTGTACTTGGTGCAGTTCCATCACCAAAGATTAAATCATCATCAGTAATAGTAAGATTACTTCCAGATGTTAATGCTCCACTGAATGCAGCAGCACCAGTTTGTGTAAGTGTCCCACCAATAGATGCGTTGCCATATAAAGTCCAATTTCCGCTTCCGTCAAGATTTTCAATTTCAGTCGACCACAATGCTCCTTGGCCCATAGAAGTCCTGACATCGGTAGAATTTGTCTTTCCTTTCGCTATAAAAACACCAATCAGGCCGATAACCAAGATTGGTAATATAAACTTTTTCATTTTTTCCACCTCTTTAATTATTCTTTAGTACCCTCAAATAAAAACATAGTATCCGCAATAAACGGATCTGTCGGGTCTAATCTACGACGAAGAAATTTCCAGCGGACAACCTTCTTTCTCCTTATGGGATCGGATTCGGCTTTCATGATCCAATTCCTGACTTTAAGGTAGGAAACGCCATCACGTTTTTTCGCATTAACGAAAATTTCCCATGATGGCATTCCTTTCCTTAAATCTTCCTCAAGAATTTTTAGCTCACGAACAACCTCAGCCCTGTCATTTCCGGTTGCTGCCTTGACAGACCTGAAATGAAGCTCCTTGTCGATAGCGGCGATCTCATCTTCAATTTTCTTCGCATCTTTTGTCTCGTAACTAACACCCTGAACAATTTCACGCTCATCTCGAATATCTTCGAGTAATGCCTTACGTTTCTTTAAAGCCTCCTCCTCTTTCAAGGATAAGGATTGGGTGCTTATGACAGGTCTTTTAACCTGTTCTTGCCCTTCTTTTTTTTCTACGTTTAATTGCATTTTAATCTCCTTATGATTTTATTAGCTCACGCTATGGCCATATATTCCAACCCAGTGCAACGGTTGAACTGCGAACCGAACATACAGCGACCAACATTTAACAAACGTATTGAAGTCGGTTGTCCGATTAAACTCTGGACGAACCCTCATGATCCATTTCAGATATTCCTTCATCCGGCGTGAATCAAACAGGAACCAGTTATTCGTATCAGTCAAGAAAGGCGTAGTAACAATCTTGAATTTCCGATTGAATACGTTAATGTCATTGTTTTGGGAACCCGCTTTTAGTTCAGATTGAATAACCTCAGTAAACTGAGTTTCAAGCTCAACTGGCCCAAGCAAGGTATCCGGCTTAATATTGAGAATAAGCCTATCCTGCGAGTTCTTATACCTTTTCATGAGGCTAAGAGTCGCATCGAGAGCTGCGTATGAAAATGCAGTTGACCCTGCGTTAGACTGAGTTGTTGACGTGGAAACAAATGAATGGCTGGACGAACAAAGTGCAGCCGAATCAAATGTGGTAAATGCACTAGTCGTGAACGCATTCACAAATGGAGAAGCAGCTTTTTCTTCCATCAGATAGCGTGTCACTTGGCCCATCTCACGAACCATACTCTCGACAACCCCATACAAATCATCATCGAAATATTTGCGTTGAACTTTAAGTCCAAGCGCATGTTCCGTTGGGGTGACTGTTTTCTTATTTCCTTCTTTGAATTCCGTATAGGTTAAATCTCCCGTAAATTCGGGAACATTTCCTATATCTTCTATTTCGAGGAAGTCCTCATTAGCCATATTGGAAGTCATGGTGTCATACAAAACGCCGATTAAAGACATATCTGGATCAGCATTTAATGCACCTGCGTAAACTTTCTTTAGACCAGGTTCGACCGCCTCGCTCATTTGAGCTTCATTTACAACTGACATAATTTTTCCTCCTTAATTAATTAATGTGCCTTATTATTCGGTTGTATGACCGATTGTATTCCTCGCAAGAATCTTGGCGAAGAACCTGGCATTCGTTAATGTGAGATTATCATGCTTAGTCGGGTCAAGCATCGTCAATGGATAACCATCCGCTTTAAACCAGTTTTCTAGAACAACAACCGTCCAAGAACCAGCAGCAGCATCGGTTCCAATCTTTGTTCCGGCTGTATTCAATTTCGCAACTTGATGACCAAGCCTCAAAATTTTGATGCAGGTATCGGCAGCCGTCCATCCCATTGCTGTTTTCTGAGTCGCAGATCCAGATGCGGAAGCTACTAAGAATGACAACTGTTTAACACCGGATGTCGTATTGAATATCCATGAAGTATCAATATTATCTTCCAACGATGTAATGGTGAGGGTTGTGCTTGAGTTAGAAGCAACAGCCATTGTATCTGTCTGATCGTATTCAATCCATATTGGAGAATATTGGTCGCAAAGTTCAACTTCGCCCAAAACCCAGGATGTTCCCGCAACAGCCGAATCACCCACTACTGAATAGTCATGTATCCCTTGCAAGACGCCAAGAGCATCCGCTCCGGCAGCCGTATTAGTTGCCACAATAAACAACCCCAAGTCTGTTCCGGCAGTTGTTCCTGGCATGATTAGGGCACCGTCAGCGATATCCGCAGCGGCACCGTACAAAGGGACTTTAATAAGTACAGGATCACGTCCACTTGCTATATACATTTTTTAATTACCTCTCTTTTTCAATTTTCAACAGGAATCTTTTATTATTCATTTCTATTATTCAATGAACCGCAGAATGCACAGCCAGATCCAACAGAAAAATCGCCAACGCTGTCAGTAACAGTAATAGTAATGTTCCCAAAACCATTCTGATCGCCACCTGGGCTCTGGACACGCCTCGCATCATTTCTGAATCCGCATTGTTTACACCTATACAGCTTCAAGGAATCATCCCCATCCAAATCTTCTGTCAGCCCATCGTATGTTCCACGTCCGGCTGTCGAAGTCGGATATAATGATCTGCCTAAATCAAGGTTTGATTGTTTCAACGCCATTCCTTGTCAGCCATTTGTTATTTCCGTAGGCCACATCGACCTGCGGTTCTTTAAATTTTTGACGTTCCTTCTCAGAAGTTAGGCCAAATGCCGTTGCTAGGGGCTTGTATTCGTCAGGAATTTCATCCGATTTTTTGGATGGTGTTTTTATCTCATCAGAAACGGCATTTGGTTTTTCAAATCCGCTATCAACAATCTTCCTATTCATTTCAGCACCTTCTTTTTTCTTCGGAGTCGGAGTCGGCTTATCTTCTTTGTCGTCATACATATAAGAACGTAGTGCAATTTCAATATATTCAGCCAATTTCTGCGGATTCTGGCGAACTGACGGTGCCAAATCCTTAATCGCTGAATCAATTTGTTCTTGATATTTGGAATATTTTTCTCCATATTTTTTTGCTATCTGATTTTCAGCCCTCAGGATAGCCATACTCTCAAGAGTCTTGGCTCTATCTTGCTCAAGTTCATAATTTGTGAACTGGAGTTTCGCTTCGGCCTTGCTCATCTTATAGCGTTCCTCAAATTCTTCTGTGGTAAGTGATTGGGCATCTGCCAGAACCGTACTTTTGGTCTTTTGATATTTGTCCTGTTCAGATTCAACCGTTTGAACTGGTTGCGGAGTACTCTGGGAACGGCCCTCAACCAATCCCTTGAGCCTTGCATTCTCCAATTCAAGCTCTTTCACCTTGTCAATTTTAGGTGATTCTTCTTTAACTTCCTCTTTGATTTCTTCTTTTACTTCCTCTTTAGTCTCGTCTTGTTTTATTCCAAGTTCTTCGGACATTTTGTTCTCCTTTTTTTGACAATAAAAAAACCCAGATGCCATTCGGCACCTGAGTTTCTATATACCCTTCTGTGTCGCTTCTAATAATTCCAGATATTCAATTAGGCTACAATATCAACTCCAATCCCGTCTTGATTATCCGGCGACAAATCTATTTTAAGCTCCACATGATTAAATTGCGAATCAAAAACTTTGCATTCTTCTCTGTTACAGATTATATCAACTTTGATAAAAATGCAACTGTCTGTTCTTTTCGATACCCACCATTTAAACATGGGTTTTCCACAATTCGCACAATATTTCGCTATCTTTCTGCTGACAAAATGATTAGCTGGGTTCTCCATCTTCTACCTTTTTATAAAATTCTGCTTCTTTAACAAATTGTTTGTCTGCTTCTAAATCCTGTTGATAACGTTTGACAAAATCATCTGGGGCTTCAAACAGTGTTATCACGTCTTGATAGGCTTCCATTAAGCCCTGGTTGTATCTTGCCATATTATCTGCTTGCACTGTTCCGAGTTTAAGCCATGTGAATACATTTGTTCTGGCGGTAAATTCCATTTCTCTTACCGTTTCGATGGCATTCTTAACAGCTTCCCTATCGCCCATCTTTACTGCTTTTGCGTTGTCGATTATCTTTTGGCAATACTCGATTCTTGATTTCGCTTCTTCTATTGCCTTACTACTGTATTGTTTATGAGCCATTTATTCTCCTTCTATCAATGGTGGAATTCCAGTTGCTTCCGCAGTTGGGGCTGGTGCGGTTGGCGTTCCTTCTTCCATTGGCGGTTGACCTACAATTTTAGACTGAATCTGACCGACCTGACGGATAAGCTCGGTTTCCTGTTGGGCCCGATTACGTTCACCTTGTTCTATTAACCTGTCCGCAGCTTTCTGTGCTGCGAGGGCTGACTTAAGACCAGCCTCCTTTTCCATCTCAGTCGGCAAAGAGGGCGGTATTTCCTGATCTGTCGGCAATAAATTCTTTTCATCTGGTATTCTGGATGCGGATAGAACCATCTTCAACGCCTCTTTTCTAATTCTCGGATTCTGGGCCGTAATAGGTTCAGTCCCGACCAACTGATAAATCTCCAAGTTCCTTTGATATTCCATCTCAGGATTGTCAAAGATTGATGTCCCCTTAACTGAAAATGTTACATTCGGGTTAAAAAGTTTTTGTCTATCTATTTCGCTTTCAATTAAATCTCCAGATTCGTTCTTTACATAATACTTAAGTCTATTTTTCCCAAACTGATAATACAAATCGACAACGTGCTGTCCAATTTTTCCAAACTCATACACAAGTGGTTCTGCCAAATCTTCAATCCTATTGGCCGACATCCGAAGAAGCTGGGCCTGTTTTCGGGCTGGGGCCCTTGGATCAATCGGATTCGATTGACCGGAAAATCCAGATGTCGTTCCAAATACCATATCTATAAGTTGGAACAATAGCATTTCTTCGTCAACCGATCCCGACAGGTCGACCGGCTTTACGTCAAACTGTTTAACATCTGCCGTATCTTTAACCCAAAATACTCTGCCTGGCCTGAACCGAAGCTGGGGTCTAGATGGATCAAAACGATCTTTTGCGGTATCTTTTGCAACAAACGATGGAACGTGCGTAATAGTTCTTGAGTTTATTCTCTGCCTATGCAGAATATCTATTTCATCGAATATATCGTAAGCGTCATCAATTAGCGATACGCCAAGCAACCGATTATCTCTTACGATATATCTAAGGAGGAAATACGATAGCTTCCCTTTTCTAACGGGATATGGCTCTACTCTAAATATTTCATTAGAACGATGATGATAATAAATAAGATATTTGCGTTGTATTCCATCTCTCTTGTCTTTCTTTGTAACTGCACCCTTTAAAACGAGTTCAAAAAATTCATAGGGATTCCCAGAATTATTTCCAATATCTCTCGATATCCCCTCAATCGAATCTCTTGATTGTGTATAGTCATCCTCAATTTCATCTGGGCCGGATTTAATTAAATTTTCAACCTGTTCTTTGTTGTTGAATTTTCGTTTAACATACATTCCCTCAACCTGATAATCTGTCAAACGTATTCTTTTCCCATGGCACAGCGTTTCTTCGAGATTATTTACAAACACGGGATAATGGACAAAATCAATAAGAGGAACTATCTCTGCCTTGGGGCCGTCATAGTTTGCCACATCATATTCATATAGAACTTCATGGCTTTGTCCGCTTGCAATCTTTTCGAGAATTGATGAGTATTCTGCTTCTGATATTCCGGCATCATCTGGCATTGGATAATCCCGCATAAAATCTTCTGCGGAAGTATATGTCTTGTAATCATATACCCGTTCCCAATCAGATTCCCATGTGATTTGAATCGGGCAAGTGCCGTCCCTTGTAATGACATTAATTGATTCCATAAGTTTCTTATGGATGTTTGTTTTTCTCTTTACGGCATCTTCAACAAAATTTTCTATCTCCCTGGCTGTCCCACGATATTCTGTCTGAACGATATTAGGGCCAGTCGTCTTTACCATTAGAAATGGTTCGGGCCTCATTACGGAACGGTTCAAAACCGATTTTAGCTCCCTGGCTTTAATTTTGGGAAGGGGCGGAGATAAGTGAGATGCTCCAGGCCAAGGGCTATCTGTGATTGTTACGACCCCCTCAAATTTATCGTTCCATAATCTCAGCTTTTGGATGAGCCCAGAGCGAGACGTTTTCCAATTATCAATTATTAGTTTTAATTTATTTTTTAATAAATCTTTTTCTTCGTCATCGAGTTGTATTTCTTTTCTTTTGAAACGGTCGGATATTTCGGATATATCTTCCTGGGATTCTTTGAATTCGGATGGAGGGGAACTAAGTTCCGTTAATTTAATTTTCTTTTCTTTTTCCCTTATATCTTTTTGCTGCTTAAGTTCTATTTCATTCACTTGGGCCTCAATAAGTTAAGGAACGTCTTGCTTCTCCCCATTAATTTTTGTCTTTGTGCTTCTAAATCTTTTTGCCTTTTAACAACCATTCCACGATACTGGGCTATGGCATCATTTAAAAAACCGATGACAGTCCAAGGATGCTGAGTCATGTGGATTCTTGCGAAGAAGTATCCTTCTCCGTCCACTCCAATGAACGCATCTTTTGGTTCAGCCGTCTTTTCTTGCGGATTTTGTTCAACCGCTTTACTTTCATTTGAACTGGTTTGATCCGCAACACTCTTTCCATTTTCATTATTATCTACCATAGATTCTCCTTTTGTCAAGTTTATTTATTTTTGTCGAATTGCGAGAATTTGGGACATCTCGTTTTTATCGGGGTTATCCCATCTAAAAATTAACTTATCTGTCCCCATCTTCCATTGTTCATGGTTAGACTTCTGTATCCATATTTCGTCATCCTTATTGACTCCATCCACAGAACTGGCATAAACGAGCCCATGATAAGAAGGGGCATAATGATGTTCTTTTTCTACGGCTCCTTCTGGTAATATCAACCCGCTTTTTCGTTCCTTGTCCTTTATTAAAACCAGAACAATAACGCCATTAACAGGGTGACCATTAATAAGCAGAACATGATCTTGATGCGCTTGGATTCGTTCATCGTCGATATCCATTTGTAGGTACGACCACCTCTGGATAGTAACCATATCGCCGATGTGTACCATGTCGCATCGAGGCCCGCATTCTTCCACTTTTCCAGCGTAAGCATTTGGAGGGAGCCTCCACTTCCTCGGATCTCGATTAACAACTTCCAAACCCGAATCAGTTTTAGGATCAACCGCAATATTGGCAATAAAATGCTTGCCCGCCAGCTCATAACCAAATATCCCCATTAATTATTACCTCCAATTTTATCATTATCAATATCCGCCCCGTAACGTCGATTGTTTCGGAACATCAGAATAGCTTTTTTGCCCTTCTGTTTTAATTCCAAAAATTTTGTGATAGCCGGATTCATAGGGCGTGATTAACGATTTCGGAATATCATGAACACTTACCAATCCGTATCTGAGCGAATCGACGCCATGATCGTCTCCGCCATCTTCGATATCTTCCGGCCTAACTTCGCTATGGATCATTGACGGTATTGTTCTGATCAGGTTCACGCATGAACCATCTACCTGCCACCAAGGGAATCCGTCTGGAGCCCTCATCATAAACTCACGAACCTTAATCCAGCCTGGTACTCTGGCATTATTCGCTTTCTGCATTATTATTTTATCTTTCAACACCAATTCCATCAAATTCTGTATTGTCTCTCCACCGCCCTCCAGCTCAACTTTCTTTCCCCATATTTCCGGTGATGCGACAAGATAATCTATCTTTTCGTCTTTTGTTGTCATTTCCAGAATCATCTGCGCCAATTCCTTCGGGGATTTCTGCGTTATCCATAATTCACGATAAGTAAATACTCTGCCCATTGGAGACAGCTCGTGCCACAGGACACACGCTGGTTCCGCATATCCCCAGTCCAAAGAAATGATTCGATGATTATTGGGATCAATATTAAATGGTCGGCCAAGCACATGGGCAATTCCTGGCCTCGAATCGAACCCTTCAAAATATTGGCCTTCCCAAACGTCCCACCGGCCTTCTGCGAGTGCGGCATATTTCTTTGGTGGAAGTTCCTTTAGCCGTTTGATATATCCTGGGTCGGCTTCCATGAGTGCCGGATTGTCAGAAATCTTAGCTGGAATAAATGTTAGTTTCTTCCCCGTAAATTCGTCAAACCAAATCTTATGGACAACCCAAGGATCAATATACCGTTCTTTCAGAAAGGCGTGTCCGACACCGCCAGGATTGGAGGCCAATCTAATGAGTGGCTTAACGCCTGGTATTGCAGAACGGCATCTGGAGGTTAAATAAGTTATTTGGAAAGAATTGAATAGGCTGGCTTCATCAAAGGCCATGTCATGATATTGACTACTGAGATATTTATAAACATCCGAATCGCTTTCGGCGTGAGCGAACTCCTGTATTGATCCATTTGGAAATGTCCATTTATGTTTTGCTTCGTTGTATCTTGCTCCAAATGGCAGATATATTTCATAGGACGCCCTGATAATAGATTTTTCCAATTCTGGATAGGTACGCCTAAAGATAATTCCTTCTGTATGCGGATTCTCTATTCTTCGTTTAAGTGCGAATAATAGCAATGCAACAGATTTTCCTCCTCCGGCGGCACCGCCGTACAGCACATCATCGCAATCGGAATTAATAAAGTCGGCTTGTTTTGGATAGAGATTAATTTTTGCTTCGCCGTTGACGACTTCTACAATCTTAGGCATTATTTTTATCTTGATAATTGACGACGTTGAATATAACTTTGGTAGGATGATCTATTTTAAATTCTTTACCGTCTATTCCCATATACCGCATAATCTTTAGAACTCTGTCCAGCCCGTCTTTCCTCGCTTGCCAATCGGGGCGTTCGATCAAATTTCCCAATTTATCTTTTGATACATCCGATGCGTTGCATAGGTCATCAATCATCTGAACGATACGGTCATCATTAAATCGTTCTTTCATCAGGTCTCGGAATATGGCTATCCCTTGTTTCTCATCAATCAGCCCATCGGCATGGGCGTTCAGGATATCATCGGGAGTTCTAAAGGCGATCTCTTTCCCCACTATTTTCTTTTCCTCTTTTTCATTTTATTAACAGTTGCATAAAAAACCTGTTCACCTTTTTTATCTCCGTATTTTTCTTTCATGGACTTCATAACGGAACGCCCACGTCCTTTAAAATAATGTGAAATTGGCATCTTTTATTCCTCCTAACATTTAGGTTTTCTGGTTGGTTTTCCTGCGGTTGGTTTCCCACCGATAAGACCGAATTTCTTTTTCATTTTCCCTCCTTGCTCGCATAAAATAAATGTTCGCATATATGGGTTAGAAACTGCTGGAAAGATAAGTCTGCGGTGGTTATATTGTGGAGTTCGAGGAAATCGAAGTAGGAATACATATACTGGATTCTGATATTAAATACAAATTTCTCCCAGGATTCACCCTTCTTTTTTCTTATTCCTAAAATCCGCATACATCACCTTGAGAGCGTCCAGATTATTTTCTGCTTTTAAGCAACGATCTCTCCAATACTTAGCAGAATGATACTTATCCATCCCAAATAGTATATCAGGATTTCTGTATTCTTCCAACTCACGTTTTAGAAATGCAATTTCTGTTTCTAATCCTACGCAGCTTTCGCATCGGCTTCTTCCATTTCCATCGGTGGCATTTGGACTTTGATCCATTCATCGTCTCCTACTGAAAAAAGATAATAGAAATCACCATCAAACCCGATAAGTATATAATTATTATCGGGCTGCATCTCCTCCGCTTTTATCTGTCTTACTTCTCTCTCCATTTTTATCCAGCCATTCATTCAAGCGGTTTAAATCGAACCGATATGAACCGCCTATTCTTTTCAATACATCACTTGGGAAAAACCCTCGCTTAACTTTGAGGTATATATTCCCCCGTGAAAACCTTAGATAGTCTGCTACTTCTGCTATCGTTAAATACTTTCCTGACATTTATCCCCCGTCATTTAAAAAAAGACTTTAACAATCTTGTAAAAAACACCATCTGAAATATCGTTGATAATCCTCAAAATTTCCTTAATCTGAGCGATACTAACTTCCTCTTTTCCGCCTTCTTCTTCTGCAATTCTCTTCGCCAGTTCATTTAAGTTCATATGTTTCTCCTTTTCTTATTTCTTTTAATCTATCATTTATCTTGTTTCTGATGCAACTAATCTTCCGCATCTTACAATAGACACAAGGCTGCCAAAATTCCGATAACCAGCCACGTCAGCCAATCTTCTTTCATAGTGATTTAATCAGCATCCAGTAAAACACAAAGGCAAATCCGGCTAAAATAACAAGAAAGACAATAAATAATACCAGAAACAAAAGTAAACCAATGCTGATATCAACCAGCCGAGATTTATCCATAACTTATCCATATTGTTAAGCACGCTATAAATCCTATCGCTATCCCACAAATAAATTCAACCATGCTTCCTCTCTATTTCGCCTCCAGATGTTTGACGCTCTGCCAACACGAAATTCTGCGTTCATTTTGTGGGATCACTCGGATTTCCCTGTTTTTAGGCCGTGGAAACGGCGGACCCGGCGACAGAATCGCCAAAATTGAACACTTCCTGGGATAGTCGCTTCGCCGCTATCTCGCAATACTTCTCCTCGGTTTCAATCCCGATAGCTTTACGGCCTATGTCTTTGGCAGCTCTTAGGGTTGTCCCGGAACCCATGAAAGGATCTAAAATAATACCCATGTCTGTTATGGAAATTATTTTTTTCATAATTTCCAATGGAATTTGACAAGGGTGATCCGTTTTTTCAGAAGAAACGTTTTTTACTTGTTCATCGTGCCACCAATCCCATAAATTACAACCCTCAGAACCTTTTTTAATTTGCTGTATAATTCTTTTATCTGATAAATTTTTATATGGTTGTTTCAATTTTGAAAAATCAGGGAAATTATTTAACCAGGAAATAAGTCTCCATTTTCGAGGGGTAAAACCATTGTAAATCCAAGCCACACATTTTTGTGGTTCGATATTGTTGTAGTTAAATATTTTGAATGAATCCTCTGGATAATGGATAAAGACTGTTTTATGTCTAAAAATAAATTTAAACATTTCCATGTATTCCCTAACCGGAATATCGTCCGAATATGATAAATATTTATATCCAATATTATATGGTGGATCCGTTATAATCCCATCAAATTCAGGTTTGATTGATAATGGAAAATATACATCCAAATATGAGCCATGATATATGGTTATTCCACCGCTATCGTAATAAGGTTTTAACACGGATTAATTCTACTAAAACAAGTAATAATTTTATTCTTCATTTAATTATGCTTTCCAAATTCAGATTCAAGGGAATCTATTATTTCTTTAACTATATCTCTGTCATATCCGTATTTTTCTCCAAAACAAATTCGTCGTCGACTTCAAAAAATACTAGAAATTCATATCCAGACAATCCTGCTTTCAATACCTCCACACACCAGACCTTGTATCCAAGTCCGGCCAGAGCAAGAACCAGGGCATCTCGTTCCTTTTGATACTTCGCAATTATCTTAACGGTTTTCATCTTTCTCCATCTTCAATTCTATCGGAGCAAATTGCCTTACCTGATTCCTCTTATCTCTACTTAAAATAGGCAACAGAAATTTCTTACCCAACTCCTCCCTCACTATCTTCCGTATCGCCTTTAATAAATCTTTGTCTTTCATATCCATCATTTCTATTACTTCCTATTCATCTTGTCAAATCATTTATTAATTATCTTATCCAGATTCCAGAGCTGATAATTATTATATTCCAGTGCCAATAATTTCTGCCCCTTTAATAAATCTCCGTTTAATTCCGCCTCATATCTTCTATGATTCGCATTATGAAAATGACCATGAATATTTATATCCCAATATCCATCCCATACCATCGGCATATGCGAAAATAATATTCGCTTGCCTCCATACTGCATGGACATAGATTCGCATACCCAATCCCATCCATGCCCCAAATACCAATGAATAGATTTTTTATCATGATTCCCTCGTACCAATATCTTCTTACAGTTTATCGACATAATAAATTCTTCATGGCATTCCGCATCGCTCCCAATACATATATCCCCCAGATGAATCAAAATATCATCCGGCCCTATAACACCAAATCCATTAAATATCATCTCCTCAAAATTATCCGGCCTACCACAATATTCCACCATCTTCCTATGATTAAAATGCGTATCTGTCGTTATCCAATATTTCATATCCTCTATTCTTATTGTTTATTTTTAATGTGTCAAACGTTTTATCAGAAAAATGATTTCTTGTGCCATATTGGTACCTACCCCTATCTAATCCATTTAAATCAATCCTGCGCCATTTTAGGGCCATCAGAATCAATCCTAATAGGGATTCTAAATAAATATCTATTAAATAGAAAAATAGGGATGGGTTATGGGGGGAAATCAGGCGAAGTGGGAGGACTCTCCATATATACTCGTTGGGTTATTTGTTTTTGGAAATAATAGATTCCTTATCCCTACGGGGGGTTAATATCCTGATAATCTATTCAAACGCTTTAATATGCTCTATTCAAAGCAATATAACACAGTTATTTTATAATCATGTGAAAAACCTTGTTTGTGAATGGGTTTCACTATGGGATAATACACCATAATGTACATTATCGGAAGTAAATCTAGATATCTTCAATAGGTTTTATCTATCGATCATATAGGTTTTATCTATGATCTAAATGACTATGGTTTACCCTATCCGATAGCCTATTGATAGAATGGAATGATGATGATGATGATATAGAGATAGGGGGATGGATCTTTAAAACAATACTCCTTAAGGTTAAAAGAGTAATGGCAGAGGGAGCCCATGTCCAAGGGCCATATCTTTTATTGATGCCTCTAGACTCTTAATATATTCTTATGATGGCTCCAAGGGTTCCAAGTTCTCAAATTTACCCTTAGCATATCAGACTTTGCCCTGTCCCCCAATTTAGGATTATTGCCCCCGTCGCTATTTATCGGCTCCACGTTTCAATAGCACTTTTTCCCTCTTTTGGGTTTCCTCGTTCTATGTCCCCGTGGCGGATATTCCGTTAATGGGGAAAACCTTTTTTTATACTTGGAGCAACTCACCAAGTCGTTGCGATATACCCTATCGAAGGTTTATAAACTTTCAACGTTATGTTTTAGCATTCATGGGCGATTCCGCAATTATCTTTTCTTATTGCTCTAATATCGCCCCATTCTTTGTGTAATGGATGTTTTCCAATCGCTATGCGATAAACCGGAATGCTAGGATCAATAAATACCTTTTCCCCATTTTGATCGATTGATATTATTATCAATTTACCACAATTGGGGCACGGTTTCTTATACACAAATTTTTCTATCTTCATTTTATCTCTAAAACAAAAAACCCCTAGGGAAAAATCCCTAGAGGTTTAATGACTATAAGACGGGGTAAACGATAACCCGTTATTAAATTATTAAAATGCATGTTTTTTTGTCTCATAGTGATCAATTTTTACTACAAATCCTTGGATGCTGTCAAATTCTTTTTTTGCACCGTTGCATTATACCGATCATCCATTT